TTTTTCGGGCGCACTTTTCATTTCGCACTATATTTAGTATACTTATAATAATTGGACCATAGCTCAGTCGGCAGAGCGGGAAGCTGTTAACTTCTAGGTCCCAGGTTCGAGCCCTGGTGGTCCAGCAGTGTGTGTAGGCATGCATGATTGATGCTTTAGCGTGTGGTCATTACTCTACATACACCTTGCGGATGTTGCATATTGGTAGTGCCTCTGCCTTCCAAGCAGAAGGGGTGAGTTCGATTCTCATCATCCGCTCCACGCCCGATTAGCTCAGTGGCAGAGCATCCGCCTTGTAAGCGGAGGGTCATCAGTTCAAATCTGATATTGGGCTCCAGATAGGACAAAACCCATTCAGAGGCGGATCCGAATGGGTCTTGCTGCACTTACGTGCAAGCACTGGGAGCAAAAGTGGTGGGATGCTACAACCAGTGCAAGATTATTATCACATAGCGAATTTTCTAAGTCAAGAGTTTTCTGAAGAATCTTCAGATGGTGTATATGCTGGGGTGGGACCCAATAAAAATCCTTGTTCATGATACTGTATAAGTTTGGATGTATCTTCAGGTCCCACTAGCTTATTTGCAATAATTGTTAATAGATCATAAATTCTATGTAGCATGATGTAATTAACCATGTCTAGGTTATCTTCTAAATTTTGTGATTTTTCGTTTTCAGTCATTTGGTCTGCCTAAGTCTTCCCAGAATTTTTCTCTACCCATAGCGTCTGTTTCTTTTATTTGACCGCCGTCGGTTTGGATTTCAGATATTTCTGACGGCTTTTTCCATTCGTTCATATTCTACAAGTCCAATGTTATTTTTATACTGGCATGCTAGGCAGTATACATAAATTATATCATTTAAGTCCTGGTTGGGCATCAGAAGGCCCTGGCATAATGGACAATCCATTTTCTGCACAAGGCCCTCTGCTGCTAAAGCCAAATATTTAGATACTGTCTGTACCTTCAATGACTTCTCCGTTCCTATTAATTAGGAAACTTTCCTAACCACTCTTTCATCGCCCCAGTTGTATGGGATGACCATGAGCTCCAATCATTACCGCCTTGGGTCATGTGATACGTTATCTCTGCGTTTATTACTGGGTCAAACAATAATATGTTTGACTTTAATTCGAATTTCTCTTTACGATCAATGCCGAGTTTTCCCAACATGTTAATCTGAAAAATTCCGTAGGAACTGTCTCCAGTATTCCTGTTGCCATTATATGCCATCGGGCGTCCATTAGACTCCGCTTTGGCAATGGCCCAAGCCTTTTTCAAGGCTACTCCTTCAAATCCTACTGCCTTCAACAGATTTTTTAATTCTGTATCTGACAACATTTCTGAAGGTTTGTATACAGTGTTGCTGAATTTTTCCAGCGTTTCTTTCTTCAGTTGTAGTTGTGTCTTGCTTGGTTCTACTACCAATGCCTGCGCCGATTGTATCGGTTGAGGCTGGACACCAAATAGAAATAATGTTATCATTGCTATTGACGTCCAAGTATGAGCAACTTCGCTCACACGTTGTTTGATATTCTCCATGGGCATTTCCTCCTATAGAGATAACGAACTATAATAATAGCATTGTTTGACAATTCGTGTCAAGCTGGTTGACTAGGAATTTAATGCATATATCTTATTACACAATTAAGGCGGGATTAAATCCAGCAGTAGGTTTCGGCTATGCTGGACAAAATATTGTGCGTACATTACAAGAATTAGGACATAAAGTAGATTTTGCAAATCCTAAAGCTGATATTCAATTAAACTTTACACAACCTCATCATTATAAATTACACAAGAATCAATATCAGATTGGTTATACTCCTTGGGAATCTACTAAGATCCGTCCAGAATGGACAGAGCGTATGAATTTATGTGATGAAGTTTGGGCAACATCTGATTGGTGTGCAGATGTATATCGTAATAATGGAATAACTAAACCAATATATGTTTATCCACATGGTATAGAACCAATATGGAAACCTGTAAAAAGAATTGTTAAAGAAGGACAACCGTTAAAGTTTTTGCATGTAGGAGAACCTTCTCCAAGAAAAGACGGGCAGGCAGTAGTAGACACTTTTATAAAACTATTTGGCAATAACCCAGATTATCAATTAACTATTAAGTCATACGGTCCACATACAATTAGAATATATGATGGTGAAAGACTTATATTGCCAGAAAGCAAATATACGAATATTAAGGTTATTACAGAAGAGTATCCAATAGATAGGCTAGTAGATCTTTATCATTCCCACCATGTTTTAGTATATCCTACATGGGGAGAAGGATTTGGATTTATTCCGTTACAAGGACTTGCAACAGGTATGCCAGTTATAACAACATATGATTGGGCACATTATAAAGAATTTATTGGACCATTAAGGTTAAAGTCAAGGTTTACAGATGCAGAAACAGAAGGAGTCCCTAAAGCAGTAGGAGATCCACATCTAGGAAGTTTCTATAAACCAGATTTACAACATTTAGAAGATCAGATGGTTTTTGCTGCAATTAATTTCAAAGCTTTATCTGGTTATTACTTTGCTCAGTCAACTAAAATACATGAAGAATATAGTTGGACTCAGTTGACTAAGAATGCATTTAAGCATTTAGAAGAAAGATTTTAAAACCCCTTCCCACACTAAATAAAGTTTGGTAGAATTGGTATCTATTCAATTTTTAAATTAAACCGCAAGGCGGAGAAGGAGCTTTACACAAAAAATGTCAAGAACTATTGAAAACCCTTATGAAAACTTTATTGCATTATCACGATATGCAAGATGGATACCTGAAGAAAACCGTCGTGAAACATGGGGTGAAACTGTAGATCGCTATTTTGCGTATATGCTTGACCATCTTTTTACTAACTATGCATATGAACCAGACGCCAAGCTTATAGAAGAATTAAAGCAAGCGGTATATGATAGAAGCGTAATGCCTTCAATGCGAGCAGTAATGACTGCAGGTGCTGCTCTTGAAAGAGATCATGTAGCAGGATATAACTGCTCATTTGTGCCAGTAGATTCACCTCGCTCATTTGATGAAACCATGTATATCCTAATGTGTGGAACAGGTGTTGGTTTCTCTGTTGAATATAAGTATGTTAATAAGCTTCCCGCCGTTCCAGAATCATTTGAAAAGTCTACAACTACAATCGTAGTAGAAGACTCTAAGACTGGTTGGGCAAAGTCATATCGTGAACTGCTAGCCATGCTTTGGGCTGGACAGATTCCTTCTGTAGATGTTTCTAAACTTCGTCCAGCAGGTGCACGTCTTAAGACAATGGGTGGTCGTTCTTCTGGACCACAACCATTAATTAATCTTTTTGACTTTACAATTGCAAAATTTAAAGCTGCAGCAGGTCGTCAGTTGAAGCCTATTGAGGCTCATGATATTATGTGTAAGATTGGCGAAATCGTTGTGGTTGGTGGAGTACGTCGTTCTGCGATGATCTCTCTTTCAAATATTAATGATATTGAAATGGCAGCAGCAAAATCAGGTAACTGGTGGGAAAACAACTCACAACGTGCCCTATCAAATAATTCAGTAGCATATTCTCGTAAACCAGAAATGGAACAGTTTATTGCAGAATGGAAGAACCTATATGATTCCAAATCAGGTGAGCGTGGCATATACAATGTTGCCGCTGCTCAAAAGCAAGCAGGAAAATGGGGAAGGCGGGATCCTGAAATCCATTATGGAACCAACCCCTGCTCAGAAATTATCCTTAGACCTTATCAGTTCTGTAATTTATCCGAAGTTGTAATTCGTGAAAACGACACTCCTAAGACCGTAGCAGAAAAGGTACGTCTAGCAACTATCCTTGGAACATGGCAGTCAACTCTTACAGACTTTAAATACCTTCGTAAAATCTGGAAAGATAATACAGAAGAAGAACGTCTATTAGGAGTTTCTCTTACAGGACAGTTTGGAAACAAATTCTTTTCTGGAAAGCAGGACTTGAATAAGCTTGAGCAAACACTAGAAGGGCTTCGTGAATACGCTAGAGAAATTAATGCTGAAATGGCTGCATCTCTTAAGATTCCAGTATCTGCAGCAATTACATGCGTTAAGCCTTCTGGAACAGTATCTCAACTTGTAGGCGTATCTTCTGGAATGCATCCATGGCATTCACAGTATTATATTCGTACAGTTCGTGGAGACAAGAAAGACCCACTATCAACATTTTTAAAAGAAGTCGGAATTCCAGTAGAGGATGACTTCATGAAGCCAAATGACACATACGTATTTTCATTTCCAGTAAAAGCACCAGAAGGTGCAATTCTACGTAATG